TATTCAGCTAATGTTTGACCTTATAGACGAACTTGCTAAAGTTGGAGTACACACAATTTTTATCGGTCATACAAAACAGAAAGAGAATTCTGATATTGTAAGTGGTAATAATTATTCTATTCTCACATGTGATATGCAGAACAATTATTTTAATGCACTGAAGAAAAAGCTTCATTTCCTTGCAGTTGCTTATTATGATAGAGAATTTGTAGCAAGTGGCAAGAAGAAGAAAGTCAACAATAAAGATGTTGACATTAAAAAGATTAGTAGTGAGAGCAGAAGAATCAAATTCCGTTCCGATGATTTCTCTATTGATAGTGGTACAAGATTTGCTGAAATCGTAGATGAGATTCCTATGGATTCCGATGAGTTTATCAAAGCATTAACTGATGCTATTGAAGCAGAGTTTTCTAAATCGGGAAAGTCACTTAAGGAAACAAAGAAGGAACAGGATAAGATAGCTAAGGCTAAAGAGAAGAAAGCCAAAGAAGCTGAACAGAAAGCCAAGTCAGAACATGAACTTGAAGATACTGTAGAAGCCATAGTAGAGTTTTTCCAAAATAACAAATCAAATCTTGATGTAGTTAAACCAATTCTGAAAGAGATTAAGAACTTAGGTTATGATAAGCCACAATCAATTTCTGATTTGAAAGATGCAAAGGCAATTTTAAATCTCTGTAAGTAATAAAAGGATAATGAGTCATGACAGAAAAAGAGAAAAAGGCTAAGGAAGAAAAAGTATTTCGTGAACTTTGTGACTATGTAGCAAAGTCTATAATGGGATATGATGAAAATCAAACTCTAAGTAAAGATATGATTCTACGGTTAAGGGGATTAAAAACGGGACAATATATGGCTAACAAAAATGCTCCGTCTATGGCTCATTATCCATATGAAATAATTCTTTTAACTTTCAAATATGTTAAGCAACATGAGTTAGATAGTATATTACAATCTAAAAAATTCAATGATGATAAACATAAGTTTAATTATATCTTAAAGATTATAGATAGTAATATTAATACTGTTTATAATAAGATTAAAAAGATAAAAGAAGAACAGAACAGAGTAGATAATATCGAAGTAGTAGAGTTGCCAAATTATAATAATCAATATGAAAAGAAAAATATAAATAAAAATTTCGAAAAATTCTGGTGATATAATGGCTACAACTTTAACAGCTTTTGAAAAAGAGCAGATAGAATGTGCAAAGAAAATTAATGAATATAAGCTTATATCTGAAGCAAACATTGTAGCGAGCATATTTAAACAACCAGAATCAATGTACAATATTGATTTAAAGATAGAAGACTTTGGTCACAATATTTGGAAATGTTGGTATGCTGTCGCAGAAGGATTGATTATAAAAGAAAAGAAGTCAAGTCTTGATGAGATATCTGTGGGGATTTATTTAGAGAAACATCCAAAATTAAAAAACAAAATCCAAGAGTATGGCGGATATTCTACAATCAATGATGCAACAGCATATATTAATCTTGAAAACTTTGAAAGCTATATAAATGATTTAAAAAAGTTTAACGTATTATTACAGTTATTAAAGTATGGGTTTCCAATTTCGGAAAAGTTATCAGAGTATGTAGATAAAACAACAGACGAAATTTATTCTGAATTGGAACTCATGCTTAATCATACCTTCCTTAATACTGAAAGCAGTATTAAATCATATAATGCTTTTGAAAACATCCATGAATATATTGATGAACTTAATGAAGGTGCTGATATTGGATTGCCATTTTATGGAGCAGATTTATTAAATGCTGAAACCGCTGGTATGAGACTTGGTACTATGACAGGTCTTGGTGGACTAAGTGGTAGTGGTAAAAGTTTGTTAGCATTTAATTATCTTATTCCATCTGCAATCGAAAATAATTTTCCTACTGTATTTATTATTAACGAAGAAGATGAGAAGCGTTATAAAAAGGAAATGATTATATGGGTTGCAAATAATATCTTTAATATGAACGTTTCAAAATACCAATTAAGAAATGGTCACTTTGGCGAAGAGTTGATGAAGATATTTAGCAAATGTGCAGATTGGATTGAAGAAAAACAAGAGCAACATATCTTGACAATCGTACCATTACAAACATATTCAGTTAATATTGCAATCAAGGTTATAAAAAAATATGCTCGTATGGGAGTACAATACTTTGTTTTAGATACTATGAAACCAAGTGCAAATGCAAAGGGCGAAATCTATCAAAGTATGATGTCTGATGCAGTAGCATTGTACGATGTAATCAAGCCTACAAGTTTGAATGTACATCTGTTATGTACATATCAGCTTAATAAAGCATCATCGAAATTAAGGAAGTTAACATCAGATAATATTGGAATGAGCAAATCCATTGTTGATGTTATGTCATTAAATATAATGGTGCGTCATCCACATGCTGATGAATTCTCTGGTGAATCACATGAATTGAAATGTTATAAGATAAATAAGAAAACGAAAATCCCTTTTACATTAGATAAAGATAAAGCTTATCTAATTTTATTTATTACAAAGAATAGATTTGGTCGTGCAGACCATCAACAAATAGTAGCAGAGTTTGATATGGGTACAAATAAGTATCGTGAAATTGGATATACTGTTATTATGGAAGATTTTTAAACGAAAGGATATGCCATGTTTGTAACTGAGATTAAGGAATACATATATAAAAATGATAAAATTCCTTTTGTCTTAGAGAATCTTGGCTGTGGTAAAATAGAATATCACAATAGTAAAAACTATTATTCTGCTTGTCATAAAGATGGTGATAACCCTATGGGTATTAATATCCGCAATAATGAATATCTAAATTATTGTTCATGGAGTAGGAATGTATCTTGGGATGAAGGGCAAGATTTAATATCGTTAATTGAATACAGTAACCAATGTGATTTTCTGACAGCGTTAAAATGGTTGCATCAGATATTAGATATACCATATTCAAAAGATGATGTTAAAAACAAACCTAAAAATACAGATTTAAAATCTAAAGCTTTATCTGTTTTCACAAATTTTTTATCGCATAATCAATGCGTTGATGTAAATGACATAGAAGTTTTAGATGATTCGGTCTTAGATGAATATGCACCTATTGAGTATATTGAGTTGTTGCATGAAGGAATTACCCCTTATGCATGTAAAAAATTTAATATCGAATACAGTTATCGCCGCAAGAGAATAATAATACCACAAAAATTGTGGAGCACTGGCCAGATTATCGGCATTAACGCACGAACAACAATTAAGGGATATGAACAATTTGGAATAAACAAATACAGTTTCACCAAGGGATATAACAAATCAATTAATTTGTATGGTTTATGGGAGAATTATAAAAGTATAAAAAAGAAAGGTTACTGTTGTGTATTTGAAAGTGAAAAATCTGTTTTAAAAAGATATTCACAATTCGATGGAACAGCAGTAGCCTTGTCTGGAAAGTTTGTTTCAGAAGAACAGAAAAGAATTTTAATAGGGTTAGGTGTTGACATTATAATATGTTTGGATAATGATGTTAACATTGGAGAGATATATAGTATATGTGAAAAATTTTATGGTATTCGTAATGTATATTTTATAAAAGATACTCATGGAGTTCTTGGTAAAAAAGATAGTCCTGCTGATATGGGCAATGATGTTTATGAAGAATTATTTAAAAGTAAAATAAAATATACAGATGAATTACATAAACAGTATTTAAAATTAATCAGTAAGGAGAAGTGACATGGATATAATTGTATGTCCTATTTGTGGTTGCGTTTTATATCCAGATGATATCGTATATAAAAACGCTGAGAATGAATGGATAGGATGCCAAAATTGTATATCAGAACGTCAAGCCATAGAATTAACATTTGAAAAATACGACTAAAAAATTGATTTTGAAATTTGAAATCAATTTGAAATTTTGATAAGGAGTTTTGAAAAATGTGGTACTGTCAAGAGTGTGATAATATATTTGAAGAACCATATATCTATAGAGAAGACCCATCTCCTAGTGGTATAGCACTTCCACCAGGGGAAGAATGTTGGGCTTTATGTCCTATTTGTGGGTCGCCATATGTAGAAGAATTGGAAGACGAAGACGACTATGACGAAGATGACTTATGGTTTGAGGGTGATTGATTTATCTGAAAAGTATTTTGGAGATTTAGTTCCAAAAGATAGGATGGGAATTAAACCGAAACCTAAAAAAGAAAGTGAAACTGTACAAAGAATTTTGAAACAGTATAGAAAAAATAAAAACAAATTTGCCGTGGATAATTTATAAAATATACAAATGAGACTGACAAAAGAAAAATTAGAAAAAATTAAAAACAAATATGACGTAGATACTTTATGGAGTTGGTCAAGAGTTTCAGCGTGGCATACGTCAAAATACGAATGGTTTTTACGTTATGTGCAACACATTGAACCTGACAGAACGGATTGTATTTATGGGCAAGAAGGTTCATATTCTCATGATATTATAGAGAAGTTTTATAATAAGGAAATACAATATGATGATATGTTAACTGAATTTGAAGACAGTTGGAATATGTCTCGTAATATTTTAGGACTTAAGTTTAATCGTAATGATGCGACAAAAGATGAAAGCATTGCTGGAAAATATCATGAGAATCTTAAATTGTTTTTTCAGAATCATCAGCCATTAAATCACAATCTACATACAGAACATTTTGCTTTAATACATATAGATAATAATATTCTGCAAGGATATATAGATGCGTGGTATCAAGATAACGAAAATGATATTCATATCATAGATTGGAAAAGTAGTTCTATATATACTGGGAATACATTAACAGAAAAAAGTGGACAGCTTGTATGTTATGCTATGTATTTTATGCAAAATGGAGTTCCAATTGAAAAGATACATTTGCATTTTAACTTTCTGAAGTATTGTACTATTACATATGAGCAAGCTAATACTAAGATAAAATCTATGAATGTAGAGCGCAGACTTCTTGGTGAGAAATTACAATCTCCATGTAAAATGTGGCTAAAGAAATTTGGATATGATGTAGACGAATATCTTCCAACAGTTTTAGACACAATGGATATTAAATGTCTACCACAAGAAGTACAAGATAAGATTACTATTTCCGATTGTTTTGTAGAAGTTCCATGCACAATGGAACAAATAGAATATTGGCAGAACTATATCAATGAAACTATTAATGAGATTGAAAGTTCTGTTATTGATTATGAAGTATTTGATAATGAAGAAGCGTTTTATGATAGCATTGATGATGTAACAAAAGAATCTTTTTATTATGCAACATTATCTGAGTATAGCGCAAATCTAAATCCGTGTTATAAAAAATACTTAGATAAAATGGAAAACGGTATTGACTTTTTATCATAAATGTGGTAGAATAAAATAAAAAATTTGGAGGAATTATGAGCACTATTAAATTTTTACAAGGTGATTGTCTTGAATGGATGAATAAGATTTCCAAGAAGGGCAAGGTTGTCGATGTGGTATTAACATCTCCACCATATAATACAAGTAGACCAAACAAATCAGATAGCAGTTTGAAAAATCATGAAGGAAGATATAAGGTCTACGATGATATTAAGACTGGTGAAGAGTATTGTGATTGGTGTGTTAATATATTCAATCACATTGATACTATTTTAAAACCAAATGGAGTAGTGCTCTGGAATGTTTCTTATGGCACTGATGCAACGGTCAATACAGAAGGTATTGGATTGATGTGGAATAGCATTAGTGACATTATACGCAATACTAACTTTACTGTTGCTGATAAAATAGTTTGGAAAAAGAAATCAGCATTGCCAAACAATGTTAGTCCTAACAAGCTTACAAGAATTTGTGAAGAAGTGTTTGTATTTTGCAGGAAAGACGAGTATAAAACTTTTCACGCTAACAAAGAAGTAAGTAAGATTGGTAAAAATGGACAGCAGTTCTATAAAGTTCTATATAATTTTATAGAAGCACCAAACAATGATGGTTCTAATCCGCTTAACAAAGCAACATATAGCTCTGATTTATGCGTACAATTATTAAATATGTATGCGCCAACCAAAGGTTTAGTATTTGACCCATTCATGGGTACAGGAACTACAGGCATAGCGTGTGAGATGTTGGATTTGAATTGTATTGGAACTGAAATTGATGCAGAACAAGTAACATATAGTTATAATAGATTAAAGGAATTACGTGATGAACATTAATGAATTGATTGATGAAGGAATTATTGCGGAAGATGCTTTGAAGTTTGAATCTCCATCTTTTGATTCAGCTATTATAGGCGTTGATTATTTTGGTAGACTTATATATGACTATAACGAAATGGTTATTGATTTAATGGAAACTGAAAACATGACTGAAGATGAAGCAGTAGAGTTCATTGACTATAATACATTTAGAAGTTTACCATATTATGGACATAATGCACCTATAGTTTTAATAAACGGAGTGGAATATGTGTAATAAAGTTATAGATGTTGAAGCTGAACTTATTGAAAAAAATTATATGCCATATGATATTGATAGAAAAGTATGGCAAATACTTTGGGATGCCATTATGACTCCGTATGGTTTTGGCAATGGTGGACGTAGATATAATAATGACGTTTTCGAACATCGTCCATATTCATGGAATGATGATGATGGAATGGTAAATGATTATCATTTTCATCATAAGCCAAGTGGATTAAAAATACAATGGTATAAGTATCCATTACGTGGTGCATTATGTAATATGGAAATTACAGACAATCAATTTGTCGATGTGCTTTATGATTGCGTTAATTCACTACAAGATATGATGCCTATAAAAATTATTCATGATAGAGAAGCATGGTGGGATTTAGATGGAGAATCAGAAACATAATTATGTAGTATATCATTTACATTCAGATATTAGTTCTGCCATTACTAATATAGATAGTATTAATAAACCTGAACATTATGTTGACTACGCACAATCTTTAGGGATGACTGCTATGGCTTTTAGTGAACATGGCAGTGTGCTTGGATGGAAACATAAAAAAGATATTATTGAAAAAGCAGGCATGAAATACATTCATGCCTGTGAATTTTATCTTACGGAAGATGATATTAAAGAAGATAAACACAGAGATAACTACCACTGTGTATTAATAGCAAAAAATTATGACGGTATAAAAGAGCTTAATCTATTATCTTCACAATCATTTAATAGAGATGATTGGCATTTCTATTATATGCCAAGAATTTCCGTCAGAGATTTATATAATACATCAGATAATATTATTATAACTTCTGCATGTTTGGCAAGTGTAATGAATCGTGGTAGTGTAGAACTACAAAAAGAAATGTTAAGATTCTTTATACAAAATAAACATAGATGTTATTTGGAAATTCAGCATCATAATTGTGAAGAGCAAATTAAATATAATCAAAAATTATATAAGCTTCACAAGAAGACAAATGTTCCATTGATAGCTGGGACAGATACTCATGCTTTGAATAAAGAATATGCGGAAGGTAGAATTGTATTACAAAAAGCAAAAGACGTTTTCTTTGCAGACGAAGAAAATTGGGATTTAACATTTAAGACATATGATGAATTGGTTCAAGCATATGAAAAACAAAATGCTATTCCAAGAGAAGCATACATTGAAGCCATAGAAAATACAAACAGAATGGCAGAACAGATTGAAGAATTTCAATTAGATTATACTCCAAAATATCCAAAGCTATATGATAATTCAGAAAAAGTATTTAAGGAAAAGATAGCACAAGGGTTAAAAGATAGAAATATTAATTCGTCATTACCAAATTATCAAGAGTATAAAGATAGAATCCGTTATGAATATGATACATATAAACATAATGGAGCAATAGACTTTATGCTTCTTGAAGAAAATTATAAGACACAGATGAGAAACATAGGCGTTGAATATGGATACTCAAGGGGGTCTGTGTCTGGAAGTATTATCGCTTATCTGCTTCATATTACTGAAGTGGATAGCATACAACATCATCTCAATTATGAGAGATTTATGAATAAAGAAAGAGTGAGTTTAGCAGATGTTGATACAGACTTTTATTCCAATGATAGAAAATTTGTTAAGGATTATTTATACAATAAACGTGGATTATTTTGTTGCGATATTGTCACTTTTAATACCGTACAATTAAAAGGAGCAATCAGAGAAATTGGCAGAGCTATGAATATACCGCTTGATGAAGTTGATGTGATTTGTGATAGTTTGGCTGATAAAGAAGACGAACTGCGTAAACAATATCCTACATTATTTCATTGGGCAGATATGGTTACGAACGTTGTAGTTTCTGTAGGATTTCATCCAGCAGGTGTTGTTGTTTCTCCGTTTCCAATAGATGATTATTTTGGAACGTTTACAACAACTACTAACCAATATCGCATATCACAATTAAACATGAAAGAGATTGATTCACTTAACTTTGTTAAGTTAGATATACTTGCACTTGATAATATTGGGTTAATCAATCAGACATGTAAACTTGCAGGCATAGAGAGATTAACTCCACAAACTGTGGAAGATGATATTAATGTGTGGAATAGTATCAGAGATGATACTACATTGATATTTCAGTTTGAATCTCCATTTGCTTCAGATTATATTAAGGAATTATTTTCTGATAAAACTATTGCAAAGATAAAGGAACGTAACCCTAACTTCTCTTATATAGATTTAATGTCCGTAGCAAATGGAGCATTACGTCCAGCAGGAGAAAGTTATAGAGATGCGCTTAAACAAGGTGATGTAAAGGATAATGGACATAAAGCATTGAATGATATGCTTGCGTCTACAAGTGGATTTCTTGTATATCAAGAACAAGTAATCCAATTCTTGCATGAATTCTGTGGGTACACAATGGGCGAAGCTGATATTGTCAGAAGACATTTTGCCAAGAAGACAGGAACAGATGAAGACATTCCTAAAATCCATGATGGATTTATTCAAACAATGCAAGAGAAATATAATACATCAAAAGAAGATGCGGAAAAAATCATTGGTGACTTCTTAAGAGTTATTGAAGATGCGAGTAACTATCTGTTTTCTTTGAATCACGCTTTACCATATTCATACATTGGTTATATCTGTGGATATTTAAGATATTATTATCCATTAGAATTCTTAACAAGTGCATTAAATATCTTTGAAAGCAAGGCTGATGATACTGCTCGTATTGTAGCGTATGCAAAAAAGATTGGTGTTGAAATTAAGGGTATCCAATTTGGGAAGTCTGAATCTGGATATACAATGGATAAAGAAAATAATTGTATATATAAGGGTATCGCAAGTATCAAATATTGTAATGGGGATATCGCAACAGAATTATTAAATCTCAGTAAGAATCATTATGATAACTTTATAGATTTATTAAAAGATATCTATCAACATACATCTTTAAATTCACGACAGCTTAATATCTTAATAGGTCTTAATTTCTTTTCTGAATTCGGAAAGAATAAATATCTAATGGATATTGTAAAAACATATGATAAATTCGGCAACTGCAAAATTATTAAAAAGAAAGATATAGAAAAGCTATCAGAAGAATATGGTATGTCTGAATATCTTGCTGAAAAATATAGTGCAAAGATTACTGAAAAACAATATCGTATAGATAACAATGAAGGTTTAGTAAAAGAATTATGCGACAATATAGAGAATAAGCCATTATCTATTATTGAACAAATTAAATTTGAAGACGAGATGCTTGGATATATTGAATATACTAATGCAGAAATTCCAAAATACTTTTGGATTGTCACAGAATTTAAAACGTATAACAGTAAAAGTAAACCATATCTTACTGTTCGTAATTTAAATAATGGTGAAACAATCAAAACAAAAATTAAGAAAGCTAAAGTTTTTGATACTAATCCATTCGAACAATATTCAATATTGATTTTTAACAACTTATCTAATGAACATAAACATAGAAAAGTTGATGGCAAATGGGTTGAGATAGAAGAAACTGAACCTATATTAAATGCGTATGAAGTATTACGGAAAGAGGTGGTATAACTGAACGGAAGACGAAACAAAATAAAATCTTGGATGCAAGCAATATATGCAGACATTAACAATACAAGGGATATCTTTACGTTTAATTTAATTACCTCTGCTGATATTGGGGAAAAGAAATATAATCAGATTGTAGATGCATTAGATAAAGCAAGTGTTGTAGTGGAAGATATATTGTTTGAATTAGATAATAAGTGAGGTGATGTTGTGAAGAAAAAGTTAATAAGAAATAGAATTAAATGTTTAAAATGTGGAGATATAATCGAAAGTAAATCGGTACATGATTGGGTGCAATGTACTTGTGGTGCTTGTTATGTTGATGGTGGACATGATTATATGCGTGTAGGTGGAAATAAGGAAGATTGGGAAGACTTGAGTGAGTGGGAGATAACTGAATGACGATACTTTATGTTTTATATTGGATATCATTCACTGTGATGTTGATATGTTTTCCAGCGGTAAACTTTGTAAACGTCAGAAGATGGTATGGACGGATATTTAATACACGAATTGATACTGAGATATATAATAAAATGTTTTATATATCAGCTTCGTGTTTATTAATTATATATATAATAATTCGAATATTAATATGAGGTAGAATATGGTAAAAATTTATACAACAGATACTTGTCCAAGATGTAAAGTGCTCAAAGTTAAAATGGATGCAAAAGGAATTCCCTATGAATCAATTACAGATGTCGATGAAATACAAAGACTTGGCATAATGAGTGTGCCTTATATGCAGGTTGACGATGGAGAACTTATGGATTTTGCAACAGCTAACGCTTGGATTAATCAGCAAAATTAAGTAAGGAGTAAGTCGATAATGAATATTAATATTAGATTAAATAAGAATTTTACTACACAATTAAATAAATTAGACCAAGAATATGGTGAAGAATTTAGAAGATTACAAGGACTCGATGATGATAAGTTAAGCTTTACAGACTTTATTGATAATTTTATTGATACTGATACTGTTGCAGATGCTTCTGTAGATGCTAGTTCAAACATTGCACAAAAAGATATCGTAGTTCTTTTAAGTGAAATGTCAAAACCACATCAGAAACTTTTGGCATTTAATAAACTGTACTGTGAAATACAAAAGATGTATGATTTTAAAACTGCAAATTTAGCATTTGAGAAGATGTGGAACTATGCTATTTATATGCATGATTTTAACACAGCTACATTTATATCATATTGTTTTGCATATGATATCCAAGATATAGTTGAAAAAGGATTATTCTTTATTGATAACTATAATGCAAAACCGCCTAAACATTTAGACAGCTTTGTACAAATCCTTATGGAAGGTATTTGTTTCTTAGCACGTAGGCAATCAGGTGCTGTAGGATTACCGAATCTTATTCCATATCTGTATTATTTTTGGAGTAGAGATGTAGCTAATGGATATT